TTCGCAGGCAGTACAATCAGAATTAGTAGAACAACAAAGACCAGGAGGATTGCTTAGTGCATATTAATAATTATGGCTAATTTTAATACAGATGTAAATATAATACCAGATAGAGGAGTTTCTACAAGTCAAACTGCTAGAATTTTAAAAGCAGCCTATGGGGATGGGTATGAACAAAGAGTTGCTGCGGGTATAAATAATTTACCTGAAGAATGGAGTTTAACTTGGAATAGTAGAAGTGTTAATGATGCTAATAAAGTGATTAAATTTTTGGAGGACCAGAAGGGTGTAACTGCATTTGATTGGTATCCCCCAGATACTGAAATATCTAGTACTACTACTAGTGCAGCTACTAATAAACTTATTGACACAACCCAGGTTTTTACTAATAGATTGTTAAATACTACAGTTACTGACTCGGGAGCTTCTACAGCAACAGTTACTGCAGTGGATAGTACTACTCAATTAACTTTAAGTAGTGATTTAATGTCAGATGATGAAGCATACACAATATACCCTACTAAGAAATATAAATGTGAGAAATGGGATACTTCCATACCCCTTTCCGGGTATAGAACTGTATCTGCAACTTTTGTTAAAGTGTTTGAACCGTAATGTCTGATAAAGTTATAAGTGATGTAAATGGATTAGAGCCGGGAGAGTTAATAGACTTATTTGAATTGGATCTGTCTACAGGAATAGCCCCAGATTCAGAGGCTATCTTTAGATGGCATTCTGGTTATAACGAAAACCTACAAGAAATAGTGTGGCAGGGTAATAGATACTCTGCTTTTCCTGTTGAGGCTTCCGGATTTGCGTGGACAGGAAAGGGATCAATTCCTAAACCTAGTCTAACTGTTGCTAATGTTACTTCATTACTAACTTCGGTCATAGATAGTTATGATGATTTAGTCGGCGCAAAGGTTACTAGAAAGAGAACTTTTGCTAAATATCTAGATGCCTATTGTTATACAGGAGGCTCTCCTGTTGGGGGGTCTTGTGCGGGGGAATCAGGGGGTTCTCCGTATAGTTTAAGTAAGGCGGACTGTTTAGATGCAACAAAGAATGGCTCCGCAGGAACGTGGACAGCGTACAACTCTACTACTTGTGCGGCGTCCAATAGTAATACCGGTATTTGGTACGCAAGCGCTTTAGCTGATGATACTGCATATTTCACAGACGAAATATGGTATATAGATAGAAAATCTGTAGAAACAAGAACTCATATACAGTTTGAACTATCTGCAGCACATGATGTACAGGGGGTTACGCTTCCTGCACGAAAAGTAATTGCAAATTTGTGCCCTTGGAAATATAAAGGAGTAGAGTGCGGTTACTCAGGTACTAATTATTTTGATATAGATAATGCTAGTACTGACGCAGCAGGAGATGTTTGTTCAAAAAACTTTAGAGCTTGTGAATTACGATTCCCAGAACCGCAAGAAATCCCTTTTGGGGGTTTTCCAGGGGCTGGAATGAATATGGGGTAGTTAGATGGAGAACAGTACTTTAGAAGCTTTTAGAAAGCATACAGAAGAAGAATACCCAAATGAAGCTTGTGGATTTATAATAGTGAACTCTAGAGGTAGAGAGCAGTATTATAAAGCTGAAAATGCGGCAATAAATGCAGAAGAGCACTTTATCATAGACCCAATTAGTTACGCAGATGCAGAAGATAGAGGAGAGATTTTAGGAATTTGTCATTCTCACCCCGATGCAACATGTGAGCCTTCTGAAGCGGATAAAGTATCTTGTGAAGCGAGTAAAAAGCCTTGGCATATTTTAAGCTGGCCTCTAAATCAATTACATAGTTGGGAGCCTAGTGGGTATGAAGCCCCTTTAATAGGTAGACCTTTTTCTCATGGAGTTTTAGATTGCTATACTTTAGTCCAGGATTTTTACAAACGAGAATTAAATATTATTTTGAAAAATTATTTTCATCAAGACGAGTGGTGGGAGAAAGGAGAGAATCTATACGTAGATAACTTCAAAGAACAGGGTTTTATCCAGATAAAGGATGAAAACGATTTACAAAAATATGACGCATTTTTAATAAAATTAGTTTCCTCGGTGCCTAACCATGCTGCAATTTATTTGGGAGGGGACATGATTTTACATCATGTATATGGTAGGTTATCAAATAGACAAATTTATGGGGGTTATTGGCGAAAGCACACTACCCATCACTTAAGACACGAATCATTATGTTAAAAAAAGTAAAGTTATACGGAGAACTTGCAGAAAGGTACGGAAAGGATTGGTACTTAGATATAAATTCGCCCGCTGAAGCAATAAGAGCTTTAACGGCCAATAACTCTGGTTTTAAACAATTTGTTTCTGCTTCTGAAGATAGAGGTATGGGGTATACTATAAAGGTTGGAGAGTCTTATGTAGAAGATATATCTGAAATACATAACCCTTCAGGTAGACAAGAGATAAAAATTATTCCTGTTGTATTAGGAGCTAAGAGTAAAAACGAGACTGCTGTATTATATATAATACTGGGGGCCGCCCTTATATGGTTTGCACCCAACCTAGCAGCTGGACTTGGTGAAGCCTTTTCAATGGAAGCGGGACAAGTCGCAGCTATGGAGGGGGCAATAATGAGTCAAGGTGCGTCTTTGGTAATGGGAGGAGTAGCAATGTTACTAGCTAAACCCCCTGAAGAGGCAGAGGAGGGCACAAATTATGGGTTTAATGGAGCAAAAAATACCACAAAGCAAGGAGCTGCAGTACCTATTTGTTATGGTCAATTAATGATTGGCGGAGCAATAATAAGTTCTGGTATTACAGCAGAAAACTATAGTCCTTAAATTATTATGAGTGAACAAGATTACATTATAGGATATAAAAAGGGCGGCGGCGGCGGAGGCGGTCAGGAAGACCAAAATACTTTGTTTTCCACTGCGAAGGGTAGAGTGGTAGATTTATTATCTGAAGGAGAGATTAGTGGGCTTCTTAATGGTAAAAAATCTATATACTTGGATGGTACCCCTTTACAGGACGCATCAGGAACGGAAAACTTTGAAGGAATTTCTTATGCAACTAGAGTAGGCACTAATACGCAGGATTATATCCCAGGGTTTGCGGGAACGGAAACTACTGCAACATTTAATACAGAAGTAAAGAACGGATCTCCCGGTCCAATAATAAAAACCTTTACTTCCAGTATAGTAGATGCAGTTAGAGTGGGGATATGGGTTCCTGCTTTAACAAACGCTAATAATGACAGAGGAGATATACATGGGTCTTCTGTTTCTTTTAAAATAGAATTAGATAAAGATAGTTCAGGAACATGGACAACAGTTTTTAATGGTAGTATTAGCGGTAAATGTACTCAAAGATTTGATAAATCTTATAGATTTGATATACCCTCGTCTTGGACTAGTTTTAGTACTATCTCTATACGAGTTACCAGACTTTCTGCAGATGAAACAAGTACTAAAATTATAAATACTTTATTCTTTGGTTCGTATACTATAATCGTTGATAATAAATTAACCTATCCCAATAGTGCTTTAGTGGCTATGCAATTTAATGCAGAACAATTTAACAGCATACCTACTAGAGGGTACGAAGTAAAAGGTGTAAAAATAAAAGTACCTAGCAACTATACTGCATATGACCCAGGGCATTGTTCTCTTGGAGGATATAGACGTAAAGATAGTTGTACTGCTGCGGGAGGAACGTGGACAGGTACTACAGTAGGTACTAGTTTATATAGTGGCTCCTGGGATGGAACCTTCTCTACAGCTTGGACCTGTAACCCCGCTTGGATACTTTATGACTTATGTACGGAAGAAAGATATGGACTTGGAAATTGGCTTACGACTTCTCAATTAGATAAATGGGCACTATATGAAATCGCAAAATATTGTGATGCGGTAGACAATAATGGAAACTTTGTAGGAGTAGATGACGGTTGGGGTAATAAAGAAGCTAGATTTACTTGTAACTTATACTTACAGTCTGCTGAAGAAGCCTTTAAAATATTAAATGATATTGCGGCCGTATTTAGGGGTTTATTGT